AATCAGTTCGATAGATGCATAGAAGCTTACAAGCAAACCATTGGTGTCTCAGGATATAATTATTTCTTCTCAACTTATGAGAGGTCACATTTATAATGAGAGGCAAAGTTAAATGGTTTTCCAATGCCAAGGGATATGGATTCATAACCGATGATGAAAAAGGGCGAGATGTATATGTTCATTTTACAGATATAAAGATGAATGGCTTTAAAAGTTTAAATGAAAACCAAGAAGTAAATTTTGAACTGACAACTACTCCGAAAGGATTGGCCGCTAAAGAGGTATTTGTAACTTAAGCAAACCTTAAGCTATACTCTAGTCAAAGGACGCACTATGCCCAACCTTAATATATTTTAAGGATCGGATAAAGAGACTCGGCGGTAAGCGACTAACTCTTAAAGAAGATCAAAACAAAATCTTTTTTAGGAGAAAATTATGCCAGCTTTATTAAGTAACGTCGCAATCCAGCAGTTCCATGATCAATTTACCAATGCATATCAAGCAGCCTCTCAGTTGGCCGACACATGTCAGACAGTTAGCGGAGCTCGTGGGTCAGCATACAACTGGCCTTTGCAGGGTGATGCGGCAATGGAATTACGTAATGCATATCAATCATTAATTCCTGTAGCCAGTAATGATTACGCTCAAGTTCAAACTGCCTTCGAAAATTACATTTTAAACTTGCCAGTTGACATATTTCAGCAATCTGAATTAGTTATCGATACATTGAGTCAGTTAGGTATCGTACACGCAAAAGCAGCGGGAAGAAGGGAAGATCAATTCTTATTAAATGCTCAATATGCAGCTGGTTCTGTAGGTCCTTTACCTCCTATTCCTAACCCTCCACCTCAAGGTAACAAACTACCTGACCAGGAGCCTCCAGGTTTAGTTGCAGCGGATGTTGCTTCGACAGCTCCTCTTGCTGCTGTCAACTTAAATGTAGAGAAAATAGTTAGAGCAGCCATGATCCTTGATGAGCAAAACGTTCCTCATGACGATCGCTACCTCGTGGTAAATGCTCGCATGATTGGCTCATTGATGAATGATGGAGATAAGCCTACTAACATCCTCTACAATAACACCAAAAATATCATGCAAGGCGGAGTTGACACCTTCATGGGCTTTAAGATAATTACATTAGGAAACCGTACTGAGGGAGGTATCCAACTAAGACCTCCTTCTTACAATACTGCAATCCTGCCTGATCCAATCAACCCTAATGTTAATGCAACTGCAATAGCTTGGCATAAAAACTCTCTGGGCGCGGTTTATGCTTTAAATCCTGTTACAGAAGTTGAATGGAGTCCTACTCACCAGTCTTGGTTAACAATTAGCCGTCTTAGAATGGGTGCTTCAAACTTACTTGGTCACGGTATTGTCTACATTGACTGTAATGACACAACTGGCCCTCATGCATAAATCAATAGCCCCTTCGGGGGCTTTTTTAGGAGATCAAGATGGCTTTTGAAAATGAAAATCTAATTCAAATTAGTGCAGGAGAGTGTAGCCCCGACCAGTTGGCTGGACAACGAATTTATAGTTATGAGAGTACTACCGATCCACTGGCTGATGTGCCTGGAGGGATGTTGGAAAGTGGGTACTTTGATAGTTTAGCAAAAAGCGTGAGGATTGGTTCATACTTCGTGTTGACTTACTCAGCCATAACTCAAATATATAAAGTTATTTCAGTCAACCCTGAAGTTGATATTGTGGTTCTGACTTTGGCTTTAGCACAACCTCCTTCGCCTTCATATGCAACGCTTGCTGAAGGACCTTTAACTTTTGTAACTGGTGGAGCTCAATCTGATGTGGTTCCTTATGCTGCCGCGGAAGTGGGAATGTTCGCTAATTTTTCCTTAAATTCTCCAGTAAATGACATTGGCCCTCCTATTGCTCACTCAGGAATAGAGCACGTTGAATGCCAAGCTGGTCAGATCGAAGTGTTTTGGTCAAGAGTTGTTACAGCAGGGCAAAACGTAAACATGTGGCTTCAATTAAAAAGCGCAACACCATCATAAATTTAGGAGATAACAATGCCAACCACGATTTTCACGCCAAAGAACTTTGCTTTTATTGCAGGGGATGAATTATGTGGCCCTCAAAAAATTCCTTGTGCTTTTGGCTATTATGCAGAATTTGCCACTAAAGAGGAGATTTTAAATATAGGACCTGGACACACTACTGGACAACACTTTTTTGGATTACGTACTGATGGGAGTGGTGCTGTTTTAACTCCAGCACAAAAGTTGCAGCCCAGCGCTTCCTCTCACTTAACTCGCGGCTCCATTATTTTGATTAATGGCAGAAGTGCGACAGGTCTTAATCCACCGACTGATCCATTTGTTCTTTATGTCGTTATCACGTCCGAAGCAGGTAAAGATACTGAATATAACCAAGTATACAGTTATCCATAAGGGAGAGTCATATGCCAGCACCTTCACAAAGCCCATCTCCACAATGGGTACCTCGCTATTTTGCTCATGGGAATTTACCAGACATTAACAGTAATATTCCATGTTTAGGAGGGTATAAAATTCCTTCAAATACCCCAGGAGGAACCGCGGCTCCAGGACAGATGTTGACTGATGGGTACTTTGGGCCACAACAAACGAGACCGTCAATTGGGTCCGGACCTTTCCCTTCTGGACCACCTGATTATCATACGCCTGGGGATGGAACAGACTCTGTAAATCAAGGGAATCCATCGTTAGGAGCCACTCTCGCTTTTGGATCTCTAGTTTTTTGGGCATCGGCAGACGCTTTGGGGGCTCCAACTAATGGATGGTTGACTCGCGTGAACACTCATCCTGAAGCCCCGAATACGGGATATGGATTAAAGCCTGGAATGAATCAGGTCGACACGATTGGCGCCGCTTTTCCTTAAGGATATATTATGCCTGAACCATACTACGCCTCACCCAGCCTTCTTGCTCAGGTAACTCCTGGGGAATTAAGTTCCGATCAGGCTATTCCTAGTTTTTATTATATAGATGATAATCCGAACAAATTTAAATTAGATTATGGGTATAAGCTTTTTTCCAATGGGGAATGTTTTTGGGATTCAGTTGCCACCTCGTTAGAAGTTGGCTCTTACATAACTTGTTTAGGAAAAGCTCAAGCTGAAACCAGTCTTAAAACAAGCATAGCTACCTTTAGGGTTACTTCCATTGAGCGTGATTCTGACTACAGGTACAAATATAGAGTAAGAACTAGTATTGGGCCTAACTCTTTATTCTCGAATCAGTCATTTGGGGTTGGCAATTCGACAATCCAGAATGTCGCAGGGATGAATTTGCAGTATAAGGGGATTATTCAAGCTGAAGGGGTGATAGGTCAAAATCAGGTTATTGATTTGGGGGTTGATTCAGGGGTAGATGAACACTGTTGGTGTTGGGGTTCGACATTAAAATTACCGCAAGGGCCTCAGTATGCCGCTCCAATTGTTATCTCTCAGATAGATTCTGAACCCACCCCAAACCATATTAATGTGCATTTTGCTGTTGGGAATCAACCAACGGTGGCTACATTATATTACTTTTACATGGAAGCTTATAAACCAATAAGTCCGCTATATTAGGAGAGTCCGATGACACTTTTTCATGATAATTTATTTGTTCAAATGACACCTGGAGAAGTCAGTCAGGACCAAGCTACACGTAATTATTTTTATAATGACCCGACCTTGTATGTAAATGATGCTTTAGCGGCTAATTTTTGGTCACCTGCCGGAGAAGCTCTCGAAGTAGGGTCTTTAATTACGGTGCGTGGAATATTGGGAACGCAGGGAACTCTACCACTTCCTCATCCTCATACTTTAACTCAGGCCACTTTTCAAGTTTGGAAAAAGGAATTAAACCCTCCTGGATATCGTGATAAATATCGAATTTGGGTAAATATAGGACCGAACACCAGTTATGTAAATTCTCTCCCCACCGGCGGGGCTCTGGGAGATGCTAGTGATTTAACTATGCAAAACGCAGTCTGTAAATATCGAGGATTTGTGATGTATAAACCACTTTCTGGCGCAACCCCCGCTAACTGGGAGATAAATATTGGCGCGTCAAGATTCCATATAGCCACAACAGATTACTGCTGGGGTAAGCTTATCTCTCCACCTAATTCTGGGCCTATTGGCAATACCCATTTTGTCAACGCGGTTATACCTCTCCCGTCACCTGAGACAATTGGTATCTATTTTTCGGGTGGAATTAGTCCTACACCCATAGTAACTGGTACTCCTGGAGTGTATTTTCCATTCTGGGTTTACGTGGAAATTCATGAGCTCAAAATCAATACTTAATCCTCAAGAGGAGCTTAGATGGCTACAAAACTAGAAGTCATAAACCAAGCTTTTGCCTACTTAGGTAATCCAGTCATAAATACGTTAAACATAGCCGATCCAGTTGTTAACGCCATGTCTCAGATTTATGATGCCGAGAAGCTCAACCTCTTGTCTTTTCATCCGTGGCGTTTCGCAACTAAGTGGGAGCAATTGCAACCTTCTGTCTCCTCTCCTAGTTATCCGAAATGGAGTTTTTCTTATGAACTTCCTCAAGACTATATTACAGCCTATAACACTTACTTCTGGGGTGACTATGAGATTGTTGGGGAAAGTGTTTATACGAATCAAAATCCGCCGTGGTTATGGGGATATATTTATGATGTAAATGAAAAAGCCTTTCCAGGATATTTTACTTTAGCACTCAGTCATCAGATAGCTGCTAAGTCGGCAACATTATTGACTGAAAATCCTGAGATAGCTAAATATTGGCAAGAACAAGCAACCATTCAAAACATGAGAGCCCAGAATAGAGATGCCAGCGCGGTTTCAGCTGTAGCGATCCAGGATAATCCATTGCTCGCCAATCATTATTATCGGGGATTCTAAATGCCTTTTTATATCACTTTCCATGATTTTTGCCACGGTCAATTAGATAAGACGCTTAAATCAAGAAGTGACCTGGATGTTTATAATAAGGGTGCTTTAGAGCTAAAAAATTTGGTTGTGCGCCCAGGTGGTGCGGCTAAGTCGAGATTTGGGACGGAGTTCTTATTTGAGTCTCATCCAACCGCGGCGCCAGGTGCTATTGATAATTTGATTGAGCCTAATCCTCTTTTTCCTTTAAACGAACGCGGCTATCAAATGTTCTCTTTTTCGCCTTCTGATAAGGTTAAGCTTTTAATTATTTTAGGAGCTGCTGACGGTACTGGTGCGACAGTGAGTCATAGATTCCAATATTATGTTGAGGAGAATAAGCAAACAGCAATTCCAATTGAGGGAACGATTAACACAGTAGATTTCTCTACAGGGTTTACTGCTGCCCAAGGGATTGATTGCTTACAGGTCACCAGGGTTAAATATAGAGTCGCTCAGAATCAGACTACATTGGTTCTGGTCACAGCAACTCAGCCACCTATAATTTTTGAATGGACTGGTGCTGGTATTGATGTCTCGCAATTAAAATATCGCCGCTATCCACAGCATGATTTTACACGTAATGGGTATGTGGGGAATTCTCCAACTTTTGTGAGGTATACTATAACGGGTGGTGTAGTGTCTGGGCAAGCTATCCAACCAACGGTAGCGAGCGTCCCTACAGCAACATTGCCTACCTTGTCTATTTTAAACCCAGGTGCCTTGATTCCTAGCTTTCCTGGATTTTGGTTTGATGGTTCCACGGCAGATAGCCATTATGTGGGTGGTGTTGTTCAAATGGCTGGCCCCGTGGACGATCCGACGGCCCCGATTGGCTATGCTATCATTGAGGCCATTGATTCAAATACAGTTGCAAGGATCAGAATTTATACGAGGATAGATAGCAGTTGGGATTTTGCCACTGCTGTAGCAGGAGTGACTGGGGATCAAATGGTTCTGACTGAGCCAGCATTTAGTTCTCCAAGTTCAGCTGCCCCTCCCCCTCCAACTTTTCCAGGCCGAGGTCATCCCCGAACTGTTAGCTTCTATGAATCCAGACTTTGTTTTGCTGGTTCAGAAGGACTACCTCAATCTATATTCATGAGCCAAATAGGAGCGTTCGAGAATTTTGATACAGGCACAGGTGAGCCCGCTGATGGGATTGCTTACACAATAGCTTCTGGGGCTGAGGATGAGATAATAAATATGGTATCGGGAAGATCGCTTCAGGTCTTCACTACGACTAATGAATTTTCAGCACCTGTCTGGTCTGAGCAAGGACTTACACCAACCACTGTAACTATCCGCAGACAAACTTCGATTGGGTCGTTAAATTGTATTCCGGCCATCCTTGATAACATGACTATATATGGAAAGAGGGGTGGAAAAGCTATCATGGCTTTTGAGTCGCTCAATTCAGGAGGAAACACTTACAATTCACAAGATGCGAGTGTATATAGTTCGGAAATAATAAATAATCCCATCCATATGACCTCTTATGTTGAAAGTGTGGCCTATGACGCTAATCTATTATTTGTAATAAACAAGCCTGATATAGCAAAACCAGGACAACTTGTTATTTATGAATCCTTGCGTGAACAAAACGTTGCTGCATGGACAACTAATGAAACTGACGGCGAATTTACTAATGCAGAGAGTGTTGGGGATGATGTCTTTTTTATGGTGAAGAGAGAAGGAACTACCGGAACTCCTCCAGTTCTTGAAACCCGTTGGTCTTTAGAGAGAATGAATTGGCTTGTGTGTTTAGATTCGGCAATTTCTTTTACCGCCCCGAATCCAGGACTTCAACTGCCGATAACTTTACCAGTAGGTATGAGAGGCAAAACTGTTGAGATAGTCGGATGGACGGGAGATGACCCTGCAACACCTAAAGGCGTGTGGCTTGGTGAGATAAATGTGCCAGATACAGGGGTAGTTTCCCCCGATATTCCTGAGTGGTCACCTGGCGGGGGTACATTTCAGTATTGGATTGGGTTAAGATTCGAGCAACGTCTGCAAACAATGCCAGTAGATGTAAAAACCCAAATGGGAAGTATGTTATTTTTAAAGAAGAAAATCTATAAGTGCTATATTGAATATATCGACTCTTATCCGTTTTTTGTTAATGGGATTGAGGCGGATATAAGAAGTCTTGGTTTTGCTAACGGACAATACCCTCCTGGTTATAATCCTGGCATTCTTCTCAATGCAGAAGAAGAACCTTATTCAGGTATATGGATGCGACCTACGATGCAACTTTTAAATCTACCACCTGCGTCCGGAAAGGCTTTTAGAGGATTTGTTAGAGAGGCTACCGTTCTAATAACAAACAATCGTCCTTTACCAATGGTCATCCAAGGGATTACAGCAGCAACAAGTTAGGAGATATTATGTTTATAAAAATAGCGGGCGACGGAGTTGGTGAAAAATGCACAGGGATGGAACCTTTCATCATCGGGGCTGTTGTTGCTGGCGCGGCTGGCAAAATGTACATGGAAGGAGAGGCTCTCAATCAGCAAGAAGAAGCTCTTGAGTTAAAGCGCAAACAAGCTGAAGCAAAAGCCGCTCAAGACCAAATTCAAAGAGACGATCAACTTCTTCATGTCCAATCAGCTCAATTAGCTGAGGCAGCAGCACAAGGAATGTCTCTATCGTCGGGAACTCTCGGAGCTCTCCAGGAAGCATCCTATAACAAATTTGCGAAGTCCAGTGAGATAGGAAAGTTTAACTTAGAAAGTCAAAGTTTGGCTATAGATCAACATATGGCAGAACTAGAAGATAAATACTGGGCCGATGCATTTGGTACGGTTGAAGATACTGCTATGAAGTTGTCGGGCATGAGCTCACCCACGAGTACAGGAGGAGCAACCCCTCAAAACACGACAGGGGTCGTTGATAAGAGTAATTATTCCGATGTAGGTCAACATAACTATTGGGGAGATTTCAATGCAGACACCCAGAGTGGTGAACCTGATTGGCTTGGCGCATTAATGGGTAAGGAAGGTAGATTTAGTAAACACTTGCGGGAATATGGGGATAACTGATGGTTAAAAGTGCCTACACTGAAGAGACTGAACTTAATCCGGCCGATTTTACCGGAATTGCTGGACAAGGAGCTAGTGCTTGGGCAAATGTCTTAGGGCAAACAAGCAATCAGTTCGCTCAAATAGGAGAGCAAAAAGCTCAAGCTGATGCAGCCATAGAGGGAATGAAGGAAGGACTCAAAGGTACTGAAGCACAACCTGTAGATAATACGACTGCCGCAAATCGGATGTTTAATTCGAAATTGATGACAACAGCCGTCTCGACTATGACTAATCAAGCTAGTGAGGCAGCTTTAACCTTTTTTAACGATGCAACTAAAGATGGATTTACGAACGAATCTTTCCATAATTTTGGTCAGCAGTTTGGAGCTTATGGGGCGAAAGCTGAGGCACCCATGCACCCTCAAATGAAACCCATCTTTAAGCAAATAATGATGGGAATAAAAAGCCGATATGATACTCAAATATCAAAACATGCTTTAGCTCAGAGTCTTCAGGTTCAGAAATATAATGACTTAAGCTCAAACCATAAATTAATGACAAATGTATTTAATCAGATCACTGATGGAGGGTCGGACAAATCCATAACTGACGGAATCCTCTTAGCTCAAGAATCTAATGTAAACTCTAGTTACCCAAGCAGCACGAAGGAGGCTTCTAGGGAATATCTGATAAAAGGAGTAGGTGTATCTTTAGGGATAAAAAAGGTCAACGATATAACTGCACGTATAAGAAGCATGGGGTCTAGTGATTATAAAGGAGATGCTCGTGATTTATCTATATTGCAAAAAGAACTGTATGGATTAACTGACCCTAATAAAGCGCGAAAAGTAGTTAATGAATGGAGAGATAAGCATCCTTTTTTGAAGGACGCAAGGATTGACGCTCAAGTCGAGACACTAATTAGTCAGGCTCATACCGGAATCAAGCAGTTGGCCAGTATAAATGAGGACTCCCAAATACAATTAACGAAAGTCCAAGATATAAACGCTCGAAAAGAAATTCCAAGTAGTAAGGATGTAGCCAGATTGACTAATGCTATGACTGGGATGTCTGGTAGACAAAAGTCAAGAGCTCAAGACCAGCTGGATTTAACATCTAAGAAGCAGCAGCTTTTTATATCCCGTTCTTTAAACTCTCCTCAGTGGGGTCAAATAGTTCAGAAGGCCAAGAATAACGAGTTCTCGCCAGTAGTTAACCGCGGGATTCTTCTTTATAACACTGAACTAGGTCAAAACATCCAAGAAGACCCTATGAAAGTTACCCAAGGTGCTGCTCCTCTTAGACAAATTAAAACTGATTATCTAGAACAAAATAATCCTAAAAACAAAGCCACCGTTAGTGCTTTAATGGGCGACATGTATAGTGATGACTACTTAATAAATCGGTCCACATTACTTGGAGCTATGAACGGAGGGGCTAGAATTGAAAATCAAGCTAATGAGCAAGAAGCACTCCTCCAAAGCAAAATGGGAACAAGTCCTTCAAATATAAAAAATCAAACCATTAAACAAGGAAGATCATATGCTAATTATTTGGCTCCTTTAAATATGGGAGCAAAAGTTGCTCATTTACATAAAAACTATATGACAGGATTATCTCCCACCTCGACGATGAACCTACTAGGGGGTTCAGGAGCTTCAAATGATGTAATTGCCGCTTCCTTTATCGGGTCAAATCATAATGAATCAGCAAGACAAGTCGAATCTGACAACTATGAGGCTTTTGATGACTTATCTAGTACTATGAAGTCCGAGTACCCGGAATCACAAAAAGCTATTGACGGGGATATTTATTTGAATCCATTTTTAGCCTCACTCAGAAAGAGTATGCCCGACAAGTTTTTTGCTCCATTCGAGAAAGTGATAAAAAGTGACTTATATCATTCCGTCATTAAAAAAGATATCAAAGAGGGGTGGGTGTCAAAGGAAGTTTCTTTAGAAGATATAAATGCCAACATAACGGGACTCCTACGTCAGCATGGGTTAGATCCTATTCACTTAATGACAGGGGAATCGGGCACTGAAGTTAATCTGGTTGTGCCTCAAAAATTAAGCAGCCCAATCACCCCTAATAGCCCCGTTAATTTTGATGAATTTTCTTTTCGTGAGGGAGTTCCAGTTTTTACACCAACTCAAAAAACTCTAAATGACTACCATCGACCTGTTCAGTTCAAGACAAATCCTCTGGGGTGGAAAGATGAAGTGCTAAATGGTGGTTGGCGTAATGAAGGGTTCGGACAAATGTCTTACTATACTGCTTCTGGTGTACCTTTGTATTTAAATACTAAAGATCAATTTGGCCACTACCTAAAATATACCAAAGATGTGCTGACAGTCCAAATGGCTGGGGCATATGTGCGTCATCAGGAAAACCTAAAAAATGCCAAATGAACTTGACTCCAATTATAACCCAAATGCAGAGCCCGATGATGAGCTGGAATACAAATATCAACAAGAAGGGCAAAAATTTGAGGACTATTCAGAAAAAGTTTCAGATTTGCCGAGATACAACCAACCTACACTAATGGATGGAGTGCTGGCTCCTTTATGGGGAATAGATCGCTCTTTAGTAGGAGGGGTCGGTAAGCTAGCTTTGGACTCAGCGGCTGAAGGGGTTGAATTATACCAAAAAGGCCGAGATAAAGTACTGGATAGCGTGGGTTTAGGGGAAGTTGGGAAGATGTATCGAGAAAAACAAGGCTCCCTTTTAGCTGAGACAGGCTATTTCCCTGGTTTATTGAGAGGAGTGGGGAGAAAGTTAAAAGAAGCAGTTGATTATACCCCTCCCAATTACAATTCAGCAGATAGACTGCTTATGTGGGGTGGCGAGATGTATGGGGATGTCCTCCAGTTTCAAGCTGCTGGCGGGGAAAACATTCTAAATGAAAGCCGAATGATAAATCAAACCTTAAAGGGCGAGAAAGTTGCTAAGTCAGTATCTAGCGGCAGGCTTTTTGAAGGTCAAATTGATTACGCCCAGAAATATGTAGGAGATAAACTCTATAACTTATTAAAATTACCAGCTTACAAGTTGGGAGATAAGGCTGCTCTGCGTGGTTTGGGTGCTTTTTCTAGAGCTGCGGGAGAAGTCGCTGTAAATACTGGACTTAATGCAGCTAAAGTAGCTTCTTTTGAGATGTTTTCTCATGCCGCCAACAATTATGATGCCTTAATTACAGGAGAAGAGCCCGAAGACCCTTCAACTACTGCTATGGATGTGGTTTGGGCTGGAGTATTTGGAGCTGGACTACATTCTGCGTCTAAACTTATAACTTTAGGTGGCATAAGGGGTACATCAGCTGGGTTAAATTATGTATTTGGGAAAGGGAAGGATAAAGGTTCAGTCAAAATAATGGACGCCCTAGAAATGAGAAATATGGGTGAAGCTGCTCATGGTGGATGGATAAGTCGAGGTTATGATGACCTTAAATCATTATTAAAGGGGAATATAAATAAAGTAAGGCGCAAAATAGCTAAAAATCCCGACATCAAAGAGAAACTTGGCAAACACAGTCGTGATTTAGGCACAGAGATAGAGGATTTGAGTGTTTCACGTGGCACATCTATTGAAAGTTTGAAGAAATTCAGTAAAGAAGATTGGGAAAAAGTTCCTGCGTCAGTTTTTAAGAAATTTGAGAGATATATGGATGAGCAAAAGCATTTAAATGATGATGGGGCTCATAAATATGAATGGTGGGACGAATATCGCAAACAACTTGGGGACTTAAAGCTCCCAGCGCATGGAGATTGGGCTAAATTAACAAAATGGCATAAAGAAGGTCAAGTCTCAATTAGTAAAATGAGTAAAGAGTTAGAAGGAGAGGCAAGCGAGCCTTTAAGTACGCACGCAAGTGAGCTTAATGCTATCGAAAAATCCCTGGGTGAGAAAAAAAAGCTATCCCAAAAGAATATTGACCTATTAGAAAAGAGAAAGAGCAACTTAAGCAGCGTTGATGAATCTCATGAGTTAACAAAAGTCCTAGACTCAATAAACGAGAAGACAGACCAAATTGAAGACAACGTTTTGAAGCGCAGAACAGCCGATACATTGCTCAAGTCTCCAGAATTTGGTCCTGAAGACAAACAAGCCGCTGAGGAATTTACATCTGCCTACAGTAATGAACCTCCGAGAGATGTTGACCCTACAGCCAAACAAGATTTTAAAGAAGAAACTCAGGAAGACGACAAGCAAACAGAGAAAAAACTGATGTCAGAAGCTGAAGTGACCGAGCTCTCAAGTTTACCTGATGAGATAAAGAATGAAGCTAAAGCTGAGATAAAAAAGCTTAATGAGATAGAGACAAATCATCCTTCGATTAAAAAGCTGATGGATAAAGTAATTACGTGCATTACAGGAGCCAATGATGGCTAGACCCACAAAAAAGCAGCGAATATATGCCAACAAGAAGAATCTTAGGGGATGTGTGAAAGCATTTCTGGATGGATTGGACGCTTTAGAGTTGACTGAGGAGATGGGGGAGCAATTCAGTAAAAAGCAAATCAAACAGTGGGGCGAAAAACAGGTTCATCAAATGGCTGTTGAATTGGACAAAAAAACCGATCCCAACGGACCATTCAAACAATCAGAAACTGAAGCTACGGCTGAATTATTAAAAAGATTTGAGGAAAATCATGCAGAATGGTTCAAGGGTGAAAAAGAAAAACTAATCGTTCATTATGTGCGCCTTAATGATTTGTTTGCTCTATTAGAAAGGCAAGATTATAACATTAAGGATTTTATATCAGCTGTTTTTGGAAGTATGCGTCATCATACTGGTCGTATAAATAAAGGCTCTATAGCTGAGATGGAAAAGATAACGTTTGGCATGATGAAAAAGCCTTACGATGAAGGAATTGAAAATGTAGCAATAAAGTACAAGCTTAAACCCAAGGAAGTCCTCAATTATTTAGCTGAGGCTGAAAAAATTAAAATGGTGCGAGACGCGTATGAAGCTGAGACAACTATAGCACCTAAAGGAGCTAGTTTAGAGGCACGAGTGGCAATTGATGTGGCTCAGGTTTATCGAGAGCTCAATGACAATATTCTAAAAACATTCAGGAAGTACGGGGTGATTATCCCTGATTTAAAAAATTATTATTTCACAGCTCAAGTCCATGACGCGGTTAAAATGAAGGTTGTTAATAGAGATTTAATGAATGAGGTGATGGGGCTAAGTGCTGAGTCTTTTGATAAAATGAGCGGGATTAAAAAAGCAGACCTATCAAAAATATTATGGAAAAAATTCACGACTTCTTTGATTGACTGGGATAAATCTTTCCTCGAACTGGAGACAGGGACAGCGGCTCAACGCGATAAAGTTCTTGAGGAAATGTACAATGATATAATTCAAGACACAAGCACGGGGAAACGTCCTGGAGAGATGGTTTCAAGGGATTATTATTCATTTGTAAAAGGCAAACGACGACAAATCTTTTGGAAAGACTCCGATTCATATGTAAAATATCAAACTTATTATGGAACACCTAACTTAATCAATCACACTGAACGACTTATCAAAAAATCATCAAAGAATTTAGCTGTCTTTTCGGTGCTGGGTCCTAAGCCTGAAGAAGTTTTCTCTAAGATAAAGCAGCGACTTATTGAGAAAAACCCAGCCATAATGGAACGTGATTATCACAAGATTATCCCCCAGAAAATACGAAAAAAAATAGATGAAGCTCTTCCCAAGTTTACCTCAGATGCTATAGTGGATATGCAGAACTGGTTCGACCATTTTACAAAACATGTGGGTAGCTCTCCTGATGCCACTGTCTCACGAATATCTTTAATGCTTAAGTTCGGGCCAGCGGTTCGAGTCATGCGTAATTTAGGAATGAATTCTTTACCCGATCTTATGCTCTTACGCGGGGTTGCTCAAAACCTAAAGTCAGGGACAGCTTCCTCACGTGTATTGAAAACGGCAGGAGAATATTTTTTAAGAAGTAATGAAAAGGAAAATAACGAGACAAGAAAATTATTAGGCAGAATCAATACCAACCTATCTAATGAAGCTATGTATCAATCTCTTGGGGCCGACGTAGAAGCGGGAGTGAAAGGAGCTAAGATAAGAAAACTGGCTCACTATTTAAATGAGAAAGGTGGCATTCATCGGTTTGATGAACTCTTAAAATCCACAGTACACATGACTTACTCGCAAAATGTGGCTGAAAATTTAGGGAAAGCTCTAAAAGACGTTCCGGAAGAACTTTATTACAAGCTCCATGCTCACCAGATTCTTCCTGAAGAATGGGAAGGGATCGGCAAATTTAAAAAAGCGGTCATCGAAAAAAATGGAGAAAAATACTTCGTTCCGTTTGAGATAGGTAAGATGACTGACAAAGAGATTGGCGATATTTATGGGGTAAAAACTACAAGTAAAAAGACTATTGACTTAAGACGGCATGATTTAGCGGTAAAAATGCATTCGTTTTTAATGTATCAGTCAGAATATGTGATTCCTGAGTTAAATGCGCCTGCTGATCGGTTTATGGAAGGCGTCATGAGGTCAGGGGGAATTGCTAAGGTTCCTGGGCTCCAAACTACCTTTCATTTGATGTGGCAGTTCAAAAACTGGATGAGCAATTTCACTTTTACGGTACTCAGACGAATTTGGCAGCAAGAACACAAAACCATTCAAAGTCAGGTCTGGGATATGGCTCAGATATTGGTTCCATTGGGGGCTTCCTATACTGCTTTAAATTATTGGACAGCTTTAGTTCAAAATCGCAAATTCCCTGGTAAAAAACGTGAAGCTTTAGCCGTGACCTTAGCTAAAGAAACACTTCAAAATACTGTCGACCAGTTAGGTTTGTTAAAATTGCTAGCGGACCAATTTACTAACCACCCTAGAAGTGCCGCGGCTGCGTTATCCTTTTATGGCCATTTAGGTGCAGATATTAAAGGGATTGTCTCTCCCAGCCAACGCTTAACACGGGGCGATTACCTGTCACGTTTGTTGGGGGAATTTGCTAATATAACAGTACCAACTTCAGCTCTTTATAATCATTTTGCGTCTAAATTATTCGAATCGCATAATCAAATAAGAGAGCACAGGTTGCATTAGAACAGGAGCACTTAAGAGGAGAATAACATGACCGTCCCTACAGAGAACATTTCAAATACCGTCTTGCTGAGGAGTCTACCTTTGACCCCTCCCGATCCAACATGGCCGATGTTAATTGCAACTACTTCAGTCATTACAGCGGATGAGCAAGTCGAGTTGTGGACATTCAATCCTGGTTCTCCTCCTATCCACATTCCCGCTGCTGATTTCACGATTGACATTCAGATCCCTAATTATTGGGAATTCAAAATAACTTGGACAAGCGGAAGTCCACCTGCAGGACCTGGAACTTTATACATTTTCCGGCGCACTCGTGGGGTGGTAGCTCCTTTTCAGGTCGGCTCATTCTTAAGTGCTGAAGCTTTAAATCAACGCTTAGATCTCGACAACCTTGGTATAAATGATACGGCATATTATCAATCAAAAGCTAATCCAATGTACTCCAAAGCTGCAATCGCCGAGAAAGGCATACCTGACCCGTCTACTTCTCCATTTTCTAATCCGGCCCTTCCTGCCGCGGACTTACGATTACCTTACTTGGGAACTCCTCCGGTGGTTCAATATGATGTCTATACATGGGGGAAAGAAATTCTAAATGCGGCTACGGGGGAAGGTGTATTTAAACAAGTCTTAATCGAGAGTGCTACTGGTGGAGGGACGGTTGCTCAGTTAAAAGCTGAACTTCTAGACTGTTCATCCTATCTTACTGCTGGAGGACATTTAATTGGATTATGGAGTGCACAAAATACCGCAATAGGATGGCCTGGTGTTTGCATGAAGCTTGCGGGCAACTGGAATATCTATCATACTCCTGGGCCTGGTGCAGAGACAAGCGTCCAAACTTACTGCAATGGTTTACATTTTTTTGGGGATGCTTCGCATTTGCATTATGATTCTGGTGCTTCATGGATTGGTTATTCAGGGTGGGGATTAAATACTCCTGTTGTGGCTCCGGATGGCAAGAGCTATAACGCTAATACGGTGGCAGGGTGTTTGAATCGCTTGAATGACGCTGCTACTTCAACTACTGAGAGCGGGGCTGAGCATGTTAAGTGGTGGACCGGGACAGCCAGCAACTCCGTTCAAACTACTCTATCCAATATAAGCGACACTCTAAGACTAGAGGCAATCCTTCCAGGACCCACACTTTTTCCCGCAACTTACCAAATTGGAGTTCTACCCGGTGACTTATTTGCGAACCCCAACCTTATCGACCGAGTTGTTTGGAGCGCACGCCCACGAGCGGGCATTTTCGACACCACCTGGTATTCGGTCGAGAGAAGTAATATTAATTTAGGAACAAACAACACGACTGGTCTTTATCCGTGTTATTATTTGGCGGGAACCATCAACCAGTTGCTGTTTACGCTCACGGTCGGCGGCATAATTAACGTAACCAAAATCACGGCTACAACTATGGATTGGGATGTCATGTGTGTCATTTATAGAAAGCCAGCGTTATGAAGAAAAAACTTTTAATTATATTCTCAGGGCTAGCGGTTCTTTTAGCCCTGGAGCTCTCAGGAATACAAACTGTTTATATTGACGAAATTCAGCAATACTTGAAAGTGGTCATTGCTACGTTTTTGGCATCTGATTCTACTTCTGATATTCTACAAGGCATCCGAGGATTATTAGAATTAAAGAATGCCCCTAATCACAAATGATTTACCGTTAGATTTTACGCCTAGACCTTACCAAGCTAGTTTAATGCATGACTTCTTCAAGCCCAACCCTTTAAAACGGGCCTTACTAATATGGCACAGGAGATCTGGCAAGGACAAAGTTTGTTGGGCAACTCTCTTGCTTAAGGCTTTAATGAGGAAGGGCAATTATTTTTACGTCTTTCCCACTCAGCGTCAAGGACGGAAAGCGTTATGGCATGGGATTTCTGGTGATGGGATTGGTTTCTTAGAGCATATCCCCACGCGCCTTATTGTAAAGACGAACAACACTGAAATGCGTATTCACCTACTTAATGGAAGTATTATTCAGATTATTGGTGCGGCCAATTATAACTTCGCAATGGGGACTAACCCTCAAGGAATTGTGTACTCAGAATATTCTCTTCAAACTCCTTTGTGTTATACATATTTGATGCCTATTTTGACTGAGAATAAAGGATGGCTGATTGTTAACGGCACTCCTAGAGGACATAATCACTTTTACCGACTATACAATGATGTAAAAAATCTGAAAAACTGGCATTGTAGCCTAGAAACTGTAGCAACAACACGGGATAATAAAGGCAAAGCTATTATAACACCCAGTGATATAGAAGAAGCCAGGTCAGCAGCCATGTCTCATGAGATGTTAAAGCAAGAATTTTTTTGTGACTTTGAAAGCGCGTTAGAAACTGCTTATTTTGCTAAGTATTTGGCTCAAAGTAGAGAAAACGGCCGAATAAAAATATTCCCTATCCCTGATGGCCCTGTTTTTACGTTTTGGGATTTAGGGGTATCGGATTTAACCACTATCTGGTTTGCCACTTTTAGTGCTGACAAAGTTATCTTGATTGGTTATTATGAAAATTCACGGTATGGGCTTGAGCATTACGCTGAATACTTAAATAATTTTAAAAATAAACACAATATAGTATACGGTGGTCACTATGGACCGCATGACGTTGCCGTTCAATCCTTCTCCACGGGTGAGACAAGAGTTGTCAGAGCGAGGCGGCTTGGTATTAACTTCACAGTTGTGCCTAAGCCCAAAAGGAAAATTGACAGCATCGAGATCACTAGGGCGATGTTTAGTATGTTTGTGTTTCATCAGCATAATTGTCAGACAGGTCTTGATGCTTTGTTGCAATATGAATCCAAAACTCATGGGGATGGAGCTGAGTCAGGCCCTCAGCATTCTTGGGCTAGTCATGCAGCTGATGCTTTCTTACTCATTGGGCAGGCTTACTCTAAGGGAATGCTTCCAATTAAGCGTGATGAGTCTCAAACTCGCTTTCACATCAATGAAGGAGTTCTTGACGCTATTTTATAAAAGTCTCTCTCATCTTTTTATAATACGGATAGGCTGCATCTTGAATCTCTTTTGTATTTTGCCTTGAAATTAGAGCCCACGCAGTTCGCAGCTCAGTTAAATCTAGACAATCGCTTAGTTCGTCCTTTATCCCCATCAATATAGCTCTTTTTTTATCACGAGATTCGGCAGGCACTTCCACGCGCACAGGCACGGGCTGTGGAGGAGGTGGTGGCGCATCTTCGAGCTCAACGTCCTCGTGTTTACCACCTGGGATAAGCAGAGTTTTAAGCAACTGGTTTTTTACACAATACGCTATGGCTTTTCCTGGCGCAGTGTCTGTAACCTGGCAGCTCATTCCTAATCCTTTTACCTCCTCACGCTCCTCAGGATTATCAACATTTATAAAAGTCATGGTGATATCCATAAAAAACTTCCCTTCTAGCAATTCCCAGCTCTTCGTATCGATGAGAAATGATATACCGTTTTTGATAAAAGACTTTCTCACTGCATTAACTACGTCATCAATGGTGATAAATGCGTATTTCATAGCTCTATTTTGGCCTGTTTTCTCCATTCCAGAGATTTCTTTCATCACTTTGAGCTTTCTTTGTTGCAAATTGAGCTTAGAATAGTCGCAAGAGACGTTTGCCTGCTCTATTTTCTTTCCAAGTTGCTTCTGTGTGGCCTTTGTCATTAATTAATCCCTCATTTTCACCAATATAATCCGTTATTTTTGCGTCCAAAGCTTCTTTTTGCGAGAACAGCCGCTTCATTTGCGCTCTTACGCTCTTAGCTTTACCTATTAATGCCGAAATTCCTGGAGTACTTTTCTTAAATGCATCCGTATGCTTCTGATGGATGTTGCTTGAATCTTTTAAGGTTGTAGGAGGGGGCGGAATCTTCTTCTCAACATGATTTAACCAAAAATTCTTAGCCGCTTTCCTCATTCTTATGCCTAATTCATAGTCTCTTGCATAATAATAAACCCGAAAATCCTCATTACCTCCCATCAGACAAGCTAAATAACCACCTTCGCGGTTTGTAATCATGCAGTACCACTGGAGCTGACAATAATATTGATATGGAATATCGCCTATTTCTGCCTTCAAGTTTTCTCGCTCAGCCCCCCAGGTTCGGGATAAAATCGCATTCATTCCACAGGTTTTTGCTTCAAATACGAGCTTTTCTCCAATTAATCCATCCACATGAGCTAATAAGTACGGGAATTTGGGGTGACGAATCAGTTCTATCCCCGTTTTTACCTTAAGATTAAGCCTGTCCTCGAATAGTTGTACGACTAAGGACTCCAATTTGTTTCCTACATCGAGTTTTAACTCTGACGACTTGGATTTCATCGAATTATGCTTAGGGCTCACTTGGATTTTCTCTAAATAAACATCTACGGCACTCTTCCAGGGGTTTGCTCCTGCTTCTAAGATAGCTGCCGCATCAGTCCCTCCAAGTCCTGTCGCTCGGTCTTTAGATATTTGATTGTCGGATGAGCTCGTATTCATTTGATACCGTGGGGTGCATATATCTATCACATAAATCAAAGAAATGAGCCTGAAGAAGAACTTCTTTATCACGGGGGATGCTGACAAAAGAGAGCAACTGCTGCGTTAACAGTAATAAGAATTCAGTCGAATCTTCGCCTTCCCCTACCAGAATCTCTTCCACCCATGCGGTATCAGATTTTATCTTCAAAGCATAGGCTTGAGCACGATTCATTATACTAAAGTTATAAAAATCATCATGTTCGGTGCTAGCCAGCTCTTTTAAGTGAGAAAAATATTCCGTCATATAAGTTGACACAAATTATTAAGTCTTTATGATAACGGCTGAAGATAAATCGCACAAGACAAAAAAAATGCCTTGTGCTGAAGTTTGTTACTCACTCAGATTTGCAGTCGAGCATGAGTAACTTCGCAATACAGGAAGTATATGCAAGAAGCAATTTACCACAACCAGCCTCCAAGTCAAGCAGCATTCTTGAGAAAACAGGATTTAAAATCCACAGGTTATCTCACTATTCCTGTTTCTTATGATTACTTAAAAAATACTTATTCTTCTCTTACGATAGATGCTTACGATTTATACATAACTCTTCTTCAAGCGTACTCAAGCAATTCCAACGAGAAATTCAAGATAAGCGCCAAAGAGCTGATGTACAAGACTGCTTTTACGCGATCTCACACCTATCACAACGCTAAAAACCAGCTATTAACTTATGATTTAGTTGAAATTTCTACTGGTAGAGTGCATAACTCCGTCAATACTTTTAAGCCAAAAAGGTTAACTACATCCTGTTTTCTTATTCCTCATTCCGTTTATTTCTGGCTAAATAACTGGGTTCGAGATAAAAAAATCCCACGCGCGGGAAAATTAGCCTTTATTTTTCTTTATCAGCAATTTGTTTTACAGGGTTATCCTGAGTATTTAGAATTTAAAAACACCGAGGTTATGGTTTACCTTCATCAGTCAGTAAAGACCTACTTTAGGTTGCTTCAAAAGTTAAAGACCCAGGGTTTTATGGGTTTTTCTGAGGTCAAGAATCAACATCAAATGCGTCAATTCAAGCTGTTTTTGCCTGAAGATTTACCTCTATCTCCCAGAGCTAACGCTCCTCGTCCGATACTTCCGTTTGAAGATTCTCAAGTAAGATTACGCAAAATAATGAATGAGATTTCTCTCTAATTGACAATGTGCCGTATCAAAAGCGACATACTAAATAATATAAGTATTTATAGCTGGATATTGTTTGCCATGGCAAAGCATTTCCTTGCCATGGCAAAAGTGTGCCCGGTCAAAATCGACATACTAAATAATATAAGTATTAGTAGTGGCTCTATAACTGTAGTTATCCACAATAATCCGAAATAATCCGCGAATAAGGGATGTGCCCGGTCAAAATCGACACAACCTGCCCGGTCAAAATCGACATACTAAATATTATTATATATATTAATAATATTACTGATACGCCGACTGTGGATAACTGGTCTGTGGATAACTTTAAAAGGAGAGGGGCAAGCCCCTCGGTATTTAGATTTTTATGAAGCAAACATCGGACAGGCTAACTGAGCTAGATTCTTGTTGATGGTTTTGGTTTTAAAGTCCCCCCAACCACGATTAAAGTATTCGAGTTTTTCTTTATTGAATCTCATTTCTCCATCATTCATCAGTACGCCAATTATTTGTTCAAGTTTTATAGTACATTTTGCTATATTCCCACTTGCCCTAATTACGTATGAGTTAGGTTTTGCCGCATAACACACGTATGGCTCTTTGTCTTTCTGGATATGGACTCGATGCTGAGTGGGAAGATGATTTTCAAGACGTATTCTTTTGCCTACAATCTTGATGCTAAAATATTTATTACCTTTCTCCATCAGCTTAAGGAGTTTGACTTTAGTCACTGAATCTCCCCCATGATCTCGAATAGGCTCTAATTCTAAAACAAATCTATCATCATCCAAGAAAGTCTCAGTCAATAATTCAATAAAACCCTCAATGCGTGGGAAATTTTTTTCATGAACATGCACGCGTAAAGAGATCTGGAATTTTTCTTTAGTATTTTTTATGGCTATCAGGTTGGACCAGATTCTGTCATATGTACCTTTGCCACTCTTCGAGACTCGTGTCTTGTCATGATCTTCTTTAGCTCCATCTAGTGAAATTTTATATCCCAGGACATTACATTTTATTAATTTTTTAAAGTTTTTTAAATTCAAGTACACGCCATTAGTTGTAGCATCTCCCACAACGTTCAAACCCAGCCCCAATGCGTGTTGCGAGATTTCCTCAATGATGTCGATGCACATGAGAGGCTCTCCCCCAAACCAGGCCAGGATTAACATTTTCAGCCCTCGATAAGCGTTTTGAGTTATTAGGTTTTTAATTCCCTCGATGTGATCTCTTGACAATGGCTTTAACTCGCAATGTCCTCTAGGCAGCCACATATGGGATTCATAGCAGTAATAGCACTTGAGAATACAGTCTTCAGTGGGGAGGATGGTTAAACGCATGACTTCATGAGTTGTGCTTTCTTCAATTTGATGTAACTTGATTCTGTTTTTCATTTTTCTATCCTAAAAAAAAGGGGACAGAACGCCCCCTGGGTTAACTTAGATATTTAACATCCGATTCCGCAAGTACCGTTCCCTCTGAGGATTTGGTCTAATCGAGCCTCGCTGGATGAGTAATAATCATCTGAACTAACTTTGACTATCTTGGTTTGGCTATCAAATTGGCCATATTTATTGATAGTTGCAGCTCCAGCATTAATACTGAGCGCACTGATAGCTGTTAACGCAATTAAACTGATTATTTTCTTTGGTGTATTTTTCATAATTTTTCCTTATTGATTTTTAATTTAAAGTTCCGTTCTTTAGTTCGTTAAAAGAGCTATTGAACGAGTGCACATAGCAGTGATCTTTACAGACGATATCACCAGTTATGTTTGTGTTAGATAGCGAGATTTGCGGAGAGGTCTTTATATCGCCGTGATGGTCGACATTGAGATTTCCATAAATGTAGCTATCTGAGAATGTTGAAAGAGCTGTCGTTAAGTTAACGTCATGATGAAAGACAGTTGATGAGCCAGCGTTTACTGACCCTACAAATGAACCTTCCCCAATCTCAGCCCGATGGAAGTACGCATTTCCTATTACTTTGAGGTCGTCAATGATGCTTGATTTTACCGTGAAGTTATCACTGACTTGATAGACATGGCTCATGTTTGAATCCATAATTGTCAAATTCCCAATCCCCATATGCATTCCCGTGGCATGTTCTAGCGTTTTGGCATGGGCGTGTGGACTCGTTAAAGTCGCAGCTCCCACCAGTACTATCGTAGCTACGTTGTAAAGGCTGCTTAAATTGTCGACTAATGACATTTTTATCTCCTAAAGTTTGTAGATCGCATTTCTGCGTTTGTTTCGGCGGCTCTCTTTCTCTTCAAAGTGCTTAATTGTTGTCAGCACCTCATGAATGTCAAAAAGGCCTTGTAGATTTATGTCCGATTGAGGAGGACACATCCAGATTTGATTTAAGTCATATTCGAGATCTCCTATAGTTTTATTTAATTTGAATTTCTTTGGTTTTGGTATTTTTGTCATCGTAATGTCTCCCAGTTCATTAATGTGTAGTGTTTTGGCGTTATCTCAATTGTCGGCGGATTATGCGGACATGCTCCTAGGCGATTTAAGAGTGATTCGCGCTGTGAGGGAGATATGTGTGGCTTTAGATCTTTAAAGTCGTAAATTTGGCCATTTAAAGCGGTCAGAATTGATTCTTGGATGTATGCAACGGTGTCAATTCCGTTTGATCTGTTGTAGAGGTAGATCCTCCTCGTCTTTTCGTTCATTTTTCACTATGTCCAGTGTGTTTATATGTGTAATTTTTAGACAGACTGCTTTCCCAGGGCAGTATTCCAATATGTATACGGGTGGATCGTGTACTAAGGGAGTTGATGAGCTTAAATAAGGCATGCTATACCTTGTGCGTATGTTTCTTTTTTTCATAATTATGTCCATTAGCTGGCCAATCCCCCACGGTTGGTCAGTCTCCAATCCCTGATTAGTATCCTAATTCTTGTAATATTTGGCGTTTAAGTAATGGGTCGTCTTTTCTCAGCTCTTCTGTAGTGAGTCTTAGATACCTGTCCTGTACGCTCTTGATGTGTAGCTTGTTTTGATAAATCCACTCGCGGCGAATATTTAACGCTTGAGATGCTGCGGTCTTACTAATGCCAGGTTGCTGCAACGTTGTCGCTATCTGCCAGCACGTTATTAATCGTAATCCCTTTCGGCCATTATTCTGAATGTCTTTCAAAGAATTTCTTCTTAACTCTTCCCGCGCAATCCCATATTCTTCTTTACGCATCTTCATTGATTCAAGATATGTATATCGTGATGCGAACACTTCCTCATCCTTATCACAATTTACACCCTGCTCTAAGATAATTAATTTGATTCTGGCTACTTTGCAATAACTCAGGAAATCAAATAAATGCTTATCTTTACCAATGAGCCTCGATACGCAACTTATAACTAAACGGCTATTTGTGATCAGCTTATCCATTAGACCCAATTCCTCTAACTTGGATGACACTGATTGTTTGAAGTTTAAGCACACTGTATTATCAGTGAAAATTTCATCAACCCCATAAGAATCGAGCAATCTTACCTGATAATTGTTGCTTAATTTGGTGTCTTCTATATTAGAAAGACGTACAAATCCAATAGTCTTGTTTGTGTTAAAAGTATTCATGTGTTCATCCTTAGCTGGCTGTTATGATACCTTAACTTTTACTTAAAGACAACTCTTTCTCGGCAATTTCGTACAATTTTAGCGTCAGTTTCTGTTTATTGAATAAAATCAGCTCGTTTGTAGTCAATTTTCGGCGATTCTTCACCCGAAGTAGCTTCCCATAATCATGGATGGCTAACTGATGAATTTCTTCATGAGATAGTGCGTTAAGTTCGGTTAGTGTATACTGTTTTTTTCTCATAATTGTTCCTTCAACTGTAATTTCTATTAATGTAAGTGATAATGTATAATACAATTTTAATCTTGAGATAACAATACAAATGGCAACTTTTAACACAAAACTTACAATCTCTAAAAAAGAGCTTCAAGGGCTTACAAATACTGAACGGCAGCGTTTCATGGCAGTGGCTGAGTCCTATTTGAGTAAATGCAGCGGACTTGAAGTGAGCAAACCTACGAAAGAGCACTGTTCACAAGCGTTATTTTTGAGTGCTAAGGGTTATACTTGGCAGCAGGTCTTGTGTCAAATTGGCTGGTCTGAGAAGAAATTTCAAGAGTTCAAAGAGAATTTTGAGGAGATTCGACTTTTAGATGATGCATGTAAGTTATTATTTAAGGCGCATTTAGATTCGCAGCTCCAAGCAGCCACCACTTCACCAGATATAAATTTAAATGCGATCAAGTTGCAGATGAGGCATAACGCCCCCACGTATTTTAATGAGGATGTTGTAGATATTAAGCTGTTCGGGCAATTAAATACTGAAGAGAAGGTCGCGCGCATTATAAATCTCATGGCTAAAGGGCAAGTTTCTGTGAGCCAGACCAATAAACTGCTTGAGTCGATGGCTAAATTAGAGGAACTCAGCCAATTACCCAAAATGGAAAGGGAGATGACTGAGCTTAGAGAACGAGCAACACTAGCTCTTGGAGTGGATATCCCCTCCTGAAGCTGATTGTAACTCAATAGATCCAGATATTGATTGCAACGACCTAAGAACTTGCGATGTATGGATGCTTTTTAATGCGATTGCTGAAGCTTTGTCATTATCCGTCCATACCATCTTGTCGAATTTTAAGGTATTGCGCCAATCTTGCTTGAATTTGAGCCATTCTTTGACTAGGATTCTGATTTTTGCACTTACGTCTAGCAGACTTCCTTTGACCTCATGAAAATCAGTTTTGTATATTTCCTGGGCTCTTTCATAATATGCGTTAACGTGTCGCTGGTAATCGGCTACATCTTTATCTGATATCTTTAAATTTAAATTTTCTAAAGGCATTTCACCTTTTACTGATGGATCTTCTACTAACTTCATTATGTTAACCCCCATAAGTAGTGAGCCAAAATCATAGCTAATACCACGCCGATGACTCTGCCTATGTATTTGCGCCGATGGCGTTTACACTCTTCTAAGTACTCATCATGAATTAAATGATCGGGATTCTTCTTCCCAAATAAATCACACACTGTTATCTCCTTGGCTATTTTAAGTCTAGTTCACTGATTCTTGCCCTCACTTCTGAGAGCTTGATATTAACAACTCGTTTTGGGTCTTTTGCCCGTGTTCTTTCCCAATACCCATCTTCATGCAAAGTTTTAATCCAGTCCTTAACTAATGAGATCTGATCTGGATGACTACAACGCACTCCAATGTGGGCTGGCCTGTATTGCTCTGATAATCTCCCTATTGCAGTTTTATTCCCCCTCATAACAACCCATAAATCCGCTCCTTCATCATTTATTGTTACTAGCATCTGCGTGCTCCTGTTATTAATTCACCAAAACCCACCCGCGTAAGATGGGCTTTAATTAATCTATACTATCCTTTTTGTACTAAGATTAGTGATGCAAGCCAGTTTATCGAAAAAGCTTCATTATCCAACAAAAACGCAGCTATACATTTACATTCTTCAAAACGCACGCCTCTTTCTAAAGCTTCGTCCTCTATTTCTTGTCGCGTTTGACATGAAACCCCTGGAGTAACCAGACCAAGCAACTTTACTATGCATATTTCTTCCTCTTTCGTATAATTTTTACTCATTATTTTATCCTTGGCTTATTAAATCATATGTCGTAATTAATACTCTGCAACTCATCTTTTAATTTAAGCCACAACATCAAGCATTCGTGATTATTCATCAAAAATCCCACTACATCTTCACATTTATCCAGGTGCACTCCATTTCTTAAAGCTGCTTCGTGTAGTTCTCTTAGGGATTTCAGTGTGGACTCAGAGGGCGTGTCTCTCTCAATCTGGTGCAATAACTTACTTATACAAGTTTCTTTATTCATTTTATTATCCTTGGCTTATTAATCAAAAATTAGTTCACGTAAATGCTCTTCATCTAATGGTTCGTCTTTAAGCAAATCATCTAATGCCACGCACCGTACTATTTCTTGTTCACTCATTGTATTTATCCTTGGCTTATTAATTTCAATGTTTACAGGTATTAGGGTCTTCGCTCTCGCAACACGGACACTCCATATCAACTGCCTTTTGCATAGATTGCAATTGTATCCAATTTACTGGTGTGTAAGTTCTCAAAGTCCCTAGCTCTCCCTTCTCTTCATTATTCCGGTAGATTACGTCATAATCTGCGATCACGAATTCGGGATGAAAATTTTCATGTGTCCAAGTTCGTAGTAGCCTGTGCCAGTCTTTTGACAATTTATGGCACGATGTCGGCATTTCCTTAAAGCCTTTATCTATTAAACTATCTGTATAATTATCTAATATTTTTTGTAATTGTTTTTTCATTTTTTTATCCTTGGCTTATTTAATCATATATCGTAATTAATATTCTTCCTAACAGCTCTCTTTTGATTTAAGCCAGACATCTAGGCATTCCTGATTATCTATCAAAAATTCAACTACATTTGTACATCTATCTATACGTACTCCATTTTCTAAAGCTACTTCATGTAAGTCTCTTAGAGATTCCTCTGCATCATCTAAGAAAATCAGCTTCAATAACCTACCGATGAAAGATTCTTCATTTTTTGTGTAATTCTTCATTTTTTTATCCTTGACTATTTAATTCTTATACCCAGACAAGCCCCATTAAGGAGCTTTGTTTGGTAGTTAATGTTGGCGGCGTAACATATCCATACCCTGAACTTCAAGTAGCTCGCGCTTTCTATCTATAATTCTGTAATTTAGTTGCCAGCGTTCTAAAAACTCTATAACTATCTCCCATATTGCACCCTCATAATCAGTGTATCCTTTCTTGTCCAAATCTACAGATCCTAAAATAGTTTCTTCAAATTCAGTTATAAAATTATACAGTTCAAATACTTCTTTATTCATTTATTTTCCTTGGCTTAATTGACTTCACTGGCCACATAATACCATCACTCTCACCAAAGTCAACAGTATTAATAGTTAAATCACACTTTTATCTTTTTTATAAGCGTTTACTACCTCTTGAAATGGCTAGAAAAACCTGCTTTAATGACTTCCAATCAATGTGCGTGCTCCATCGAGGATTTTTGAAGTTGATTTTTTCGCGCGAGTTCATCAAATACCACCGATTTTACCTGTTTTATCAGTCAGTTCACTTAAAAGAAGCCCCATTCCGTACCCGTGATAATTGCGATTATCACGGGTATAACATTTATACCATTATATTGGGTCTTTCTTAAGGTTATCTTAAGGTTATATTATAAGTTAGTCGTTTAACTTGCATCATTGGGAATGACTTCATAGTTTTGCCACAGAATTGTGAGGCTTTATTATTAAGGTGTCATAAGTTAAGTGTAGACTATTCTTAAGAAAGTCTTAAGGTTAGAAAAAAATCTCATGATAAAGGAGGGGTGAGGGGGGCTGATGGGGCCGACCACTTCCATCTCCCGATCCACTCGAAAAAATTATGCCAAAAAAAGTTGGAATTCGAATAAGATAAGTTGATCGACTTAAACTCGCCGAGTATACCACATCTAATTCTCGGATATTGGCAATTGCCACAAATAAATGGACAATTGCCCAAGAAAGTTCTGTAATTACATAAAAAAGTTCTTTAACTACAGGACTATTGCCAATTTCCAAAAGCAATCCTGACAAATCCGCTCACCTAAGAGTTCTGTCATTAGCTCTTCATCGCCTAAATGCATGCACTTTTCGCACAGTGATTCTTCATGTTGATCGAATACGCCCTGTTCATCGAGATGTTGTCTTTTTAATATGCCCATTATTATCCTCTTGTGCGCGTGGTATTTTATGTTCTCGTCTTGATGCCTTTCCTAATTTACTGAGGTTGATATCCTTCCTGTAAAATTCGATTATCTCCATAGCCATAACTGTAAATCTGGCCACAATATCTTTTAACTTTAATAGCTCAGGATGTTTGTATTCCGCATGTTCAATATAGCCCATAAAGTCGCTAATACGTTCGCTCAATTCTCTAAACAAACGCAGCGTTACAATGTAGGTGCCTTCTTTTATCTCTTCTTTTTCTTCTTGCATAATTTGGTTCGATGTTTTGATGGCCTGACTCCTGAAATTCCCTGACCCGCCAGATATTCTGTGAGCATATGAAATGAGCTATCTCGTGATTTGCAGCCCTTATTAAATTTACTTAGCCTTGTCATCTTTCCCTCCTTGTGCGCGTGGCCGTTTTGCGTTTATCTCTATCCAGACCTTTCTAGCTCTCAACCGCCCGAAATACTTGCTAGCCATGGACTGGTACTCCTTATATAGGCGATTTTTCTCCTTGAAGAGGACTTGGTCTTTATCTATCTCGTCTTGTGGGGGATATAACGCGTTAGGTTTGCCGTAGTGATCCCATATATACTTGCGAGAGAAAGCCTTTAACTTAACATCAAGTACTTCTATCCGCTTTAAGTTATCCGACTTGACCTTAAACATGCGCTCTTTGAAGCCTGACTCCTCCATATCCTTGATATCTGCCTCTACATCCCTCTGAAATTTAGCAAATAGCTCCCATGGCGGCTCAATTTCTATCTTACCAAGATCTACAGGCGGCTTTTTGACTTTTTTTACCCTCTTAGGCATTCCTTATGGCTCACTACTTGAGTTGGGCGCGTGGTATTGCTAAACTGATTGTACATTAAGCTTCAACTTCCATGGTTTAGTGTAAGTGATTCAATGAGGCCGGTGCTCCATGACAATATATCTCCAGCATGATATTCACCTATAATACCGGCCTGATTGTTAACTGCCACGGGCTAGACATTTTGCCAATTCCCGCAAGTCAGTCTTCATCGAATTAATGCATGAGATAGTCCACTCAATATCCTCGATAAGTTGAGCGACTTTTTCTTTATCCGCATTTTCACTGATAGCCTCTTCAATTACCTCAGAACTGTATTTCCCGAAATAATCCACCACATTACTCCTGATAAATGCCATAGTATCCTGCCATTTTTCGATCTCAGTCATGTTTTAATTCCAAATCCACACCTTCCCAGTGCTTAGAGTCCTCTTTACACTCAGGCGCGTGGTCGTCGGTCTTTTCTGAGGTGTCTTCTTCATCCATTTGGGGCTCTCCGTATTGTAATGACGTGTAAGTCATGGCTAATTCCTCTTTAAATCTGTTCACTAACTTTAATAAGCTGCAAACTTCCTCCTGAACCTGCTCAGTTAATAACTCATCAAGTGGAATTGCTCCAAAACAGGCAATCTTAATGTCGTCAGCATGTTTTCCGTTTAGGTAGGTAAGTAGCTGTTGCTTGATTTCCTTTATTGGCCGAGTTAAGTGTTCTAATGACGCTAAATCTACGTTCATATCATGTCCTTATGATGGAAATAGGTTATGCGCGTGGATTTTTGGTGAGATCGCCACAAGCCAAGGATAGTGGATATAACGATCTCCAGCACATAATACCTAAAAGTTTAAAGATTGTCTTCTTTGCGAGGTGAGATTTGCTCAAAGACCTCAATTTGACGCTCGATATTGTACTTCAGATTGTTCAAATGGGCCTGACTTGCTGTGATTTGTTGAAGAACTGCCTGAAGTTGAGGTCCAATCTTGGCAACTCGTTCGTATTCGCGGGAAAGCTCTGTTAATTGAGCGTGCATTTGCGTTATTTGCATAATTAAGTCCTTATAATTCGTTTATTAAATTTGCAGAAATATCAACAGTTAGTCAATCCCAAAAAACAGACTTTCAAAATCCACAGAAACGACATATACTTAAGGCATTCTTAAGATACGGGCTTAGTTATGACTACTAGACTTGAAAAGATTCGAAGTCGTGCAGGTGGCAGTAATTATGGGAAGTATAAAGGAAAGGCCATGCAATTCGCAGGTCCAAGTGGTGGAGCTCCGGCTAGAACTTATCCAGTTACCAACTCAGCAGGCAAATTAGATCCAGGGAGAGTGAGGGCAGCGTTAGCTTATGCACACAATGCACCAAATCCATCTGGCGTCAGACGCGGCGTGGCTAGAATTGTTAAGAAGGATGGTAATGCAAGTTTAGCAAGACGTATTTTATCTAAAACCAAAAAAAGTTAGAGAGGAAAACTATGTCTTTAGCACGAAAATTGATTGAACGTCGTCGTAAAAAGTCAGCTTACCCTGAAAAGAACGCCCTAGGAACTGGTGTCTCAGCAAGTAATAAAAAAGCTTGGAATGATACTGGTGAAAGATTAAACGAACCTAGTGATAAGCCTCAACGTTGGGCTACTAAAGGTCACAAAGTAAGCGAAAAAGCTTCAGATATGCATCGTAAGCATATGGTTGAGAATAGAGTAGATAGACACAGTGCTGAACACCGCAGAAAACGCAGGATTATACACGGTGGGACTCACGGAAATGACTATATGCCGCCTGAAACTCGTGGTGAATTATAGTTGCTAACTTTAAAAGCTTTACGCAGAGAATTGGGTCGAGTTAAAGATGCATTAGATGGGGCCAATAGCTGTGTGGAAGTGATCGTTGTGGGTAGTGAATGTTTAAGAAAGCAAGAATTACGCGACTTAGAGCAAAAGCATGGTACCAAAACTGCTTGGATATATGTAGTCGCACCATACAAATATATAAGGACCAGAAGGAACACCAAGAAACAAGCCTCCCGTATAAAACAATATATGTGTGCTTTAGAGGAGGGGTACGAGCGCAGTGGCAAAGGTTCTTAGATTATAGATTTACGCATGTGTTTATGTTGTCAGATGTTGTCGATCAGCAGTATGGGACAGGGTTATTACAAACGGAATTTTTATACTCACATATAAATACCCGTCATTTACCTGTCGCCTCAATAGAAGTTTATTTACAAGAATTAAGAAAAGCTGGGGTACTGATTGTGAAAGTTAAACCAGGAAGCAGGAAAAAAGTTATAGGAAAGTTATGGCCTGGGGTTTTACCTTATAACTGTGTTTCTTTAGTTAAGCATTATCTAGGAGTAAAGAAGCCTACAGTAATCACACCTAAACAACTTTATAAATATCTAGCGTTAGAAAATGCTATGGGGGGTTCCAATGGGTAGCGATGATAGTGCAATGCAAGAAGCAATGAGAAAGCAGCAAGAAGATTTAGACCGGATGCAAGAAGAAGAAAAACGCAAAAACAAATTAGCTCAAGCCAAAACCTTGAAGAATATCAGAACTTCAGCAGGCGGTGGTTCAGGGTTCAGCGGGGATAGAGATACTCTGGGATGAAACAACTAACTCAGCAGGAATTATTGGCTAGGTATTACAGTGCCAAGAGTCAATCAGACAAGTGGATGTCGCAACTTCAGCAATCTTATCAGCTTGTCATGCCTAATAAAGCTGAATTCAATATCTTTAGACGGATAGAAGGTGGGCCACGAACTCAGAAGGTTTTTGATGCCACAGCTATCACAGGTCTTAAAAGATTTGCTGCAAATATCCAACAAATGTTGATGCCGAATACGACTTATTGGGCTAAATTCAAACCTGGTCACAAAATTCTTGAAGGTTCGGGAATAAGTGAGAGAGAAGCTCAGATTGAATGTAACGAATGGCAGAAACTCTTCTTTAATTCTTTAAATAAGTCCAACTTTTCGAATGCGGCCTATCAAAGTATTATGGAAATGGGCATCAGTACTGGTGTCTTATTAATCCAGCCAGGTACAAAAGAAGATCCATTTATATTTAAAGGCGTTCCTCTTCATCAAGTCTCTGTTGAAGCAGGGGCTCATGATAGCGTTGAAAATGTTTTTAGAAAATATAGACTCCACGCTAGAGCGATTCGAGAGACTTGGCCAAATGGGAATTACACTCCTTCTCAATTAAAACTATTTAAAGATGCCGCAAATGATGAACTAGAACTAATAGAAGGTTGCGTCTATGAACCTAGCCTGCCTGGTAAAAAGAAATATTGTTTCTTTGTTACTATTGAAGGTCATGATGAATTCATAATAAAAGAATATAGGGCTTGGTCGCCATGGGTCGTGTTTCGCTGGAACGTGTACGCCGCCGAAACCTTCGGACGAGGCCCTATCCTAGATCTCCTTCCATTTATTAGAGAATTAAATCAATTAGCTCAATTTGATTTGCAAGCGGCTAGCTACAATGCTAATCCCATATTTTTAGTAGCGGCGGGAAGTGAGGTTAATCCTTATACTGCTCGAATCAGCCCTGGATCAATCATTCCGGTACAGCAAATTGCCCCTGGAGTTACGCCCATCCAGCAATTGCAGATTCAGGGCACTCCTACTTATAGCCAACTTACTCGCCAAGAGCTGGTGCAAGCTGTCAATGATGCGTTAAATACAAATCCGATCGTACCAAACACTTCAGCCGACAAGACTGCTACAGAAATTTCAGCCAGACAAGCAGAGTGGTTAAGACAGAATCAGGCGATGGCAGGACGGTTAGAAAAAGAATTATGCAGACAGGTAGTAGAAAAATGCTGGCGAATTCTTCATTCATTTGGATTGGTTCCTGTTCCAGAAATCAATGATAAAGATATCAGTGTTGAATTCGAATCAGCAATAAAAGATATGCAAGGACTTCAAGAAGCTCAAAAAGCTGCCCAAGCATCTCAAATGATGGTTCAAGTTTTAGGTCCTCAAGGAGCCGCGGCAGGAATAGCTCATGGATATCAAACTGAAGATGTAGCTACCTGGATTTTAGAAAAACTCAATGTAGATCCGAAGATAATAAGAGATGAACAATCTAGACAACAGCAAATGAAATACATGCAACAACAAGCCCAAGTACAGCAACAACAATCTGGCGCAGTTCAAGCTCAAGCTAAACAACTTCAAGACCAAGCGCAATCAACAGATAATCAAACAGCAGAAGGCAATATCTAGTGACCAATGTATTAAATGAGTACTTAACTGAAGCAGAAGAAAGTCAATTAAAAGTAAATCGACAATATACAGATGCCTACGAAAAGATATCACGGTGTACTTATGAGGTCTTTTATAAAAACCCTCATGGTGAAGAGCTAAGAGTATGGCTGGAAAAAGTTTTAAAGTATCTCTGTGGTGATAGCAGTAACTTCGCGTACGTCCAAGGACAACAAGATATGATTCGGACTTTATTAGGTTATGCCGAAACAATTAAACGTCAAAACAAGGAGTGATGATGAGCGAAGAAGCTTTAGGTAGTGTAGGAGAACATTCTTCATTGAATGATGACCCAGGGATATCCTTAACAGATTTGGTTCAATCCGAAGTTGACCCAATAGCTGAAACAAATAATAATGTTCATGGTCAGTCAGGTTCTAGGGAAGAATGGTTTTGGGTTAATAATGATAACAGCTCAATTCCAGGGTCAGGACAACCCCCTGATTGGTTTAATGGCAAGACTTTTAAATCAGTTGAAGAACAAGCCAAAGCTCATCCTGAATTAAGAAAACTTTACACCGAAAAAGTAAAAGGACTTTCGGGGGCTCCTGATGAGGGGTACGAATATGAAATGCCTGAAGAATATGTTTCGCAAGATTGGAAGTATAATACTGATGATCCTGGTTACCAAGACTTCTTGCATTTGGCCAGGGACAATGGGTTTTCACAAGAGTTGGTGACTGAATTAACCGACATGCTTGTTGAAAATACTAACCGACAAAGCGAACACAACACGATGCGTCAAGAAGAAGTCATTGATGGGGAAATGAACAAACTATCAATGGGCGACACTGAGGCTTTTGAGTCAGCTATTATGATGGCCGCTAACAATCCTAATGTGGAAAGAGCCGATTTAAATGTTCTATTAGATAATCTCAACAATGCAGAGGCTATTCGCGCCTTCACATCTTTGATGCATGAGCATAATTATAGCCCTATTCCAGGACCTGAAGTTGGCGCAGTTCCCCCTATGGAGGCCCAACAAGACCAATTAAGATCAAGATTATCTGAGTTAAG